GTCAAAAAACTTCTTGACCAGCTCTTCGGACTTGGCGTCCAATTCCTTATCAAGGTTGGCAATAGTCTCATCCTTGATAAATTTTTTGAGGTCTTCTTTCACGGCCTTTTCCTCGTCTTCATCGCCGTCGCCCTCATCTTCTTTTTCGGCTTCCTTGTCTTCATCAACGATCTCCTCTCCCTCTTCGGGGGTGTAGTCATCGTCAACTTCAACGATGGAGCCATCTGCTTTTTTAATTTTCATAGGTTTGTTTTTTAAAATTAAAACTCTTCTGACTACCGCCTCCCCGATAAGGGTTTCTGACCTTTCAAAAATTAACGGGCTATCGGTTCTTTGAACAAAAAACGGGCGAATGCCTGGCCGCTTTAAGCAGTCAAGACATTCGCCCGTTGTTTGGTTACGAATTTAAAATCTATTTAATTGTAATGATATTATACCATTAAAAATAAAACTATCAAACGCCATCGCCATATTTTCGCCTTGTCGTTCCCCAAAAATGCTTCGCGAACACTCTGTCTTTACCGATGTAGACATACGGGACATCCGACTCGCAAGTGTAAGGATGATAAGGAATGAAGTAATGCATCGGCCAAATCATTATTTTCGGATTGTATTTTTTAAGCATTTCTGAGCAGAACACATTGCCGGTAGATTTCCACGGTTCGCCAAAATCTTTCTTCTCTCCCAATTCTTCAATCAGACGCGCCACAAATTCATTTCCTTTTTTGCAGGCGTATATCGGCACGATAAGCCGCTTATCATTCCGCTCCAAAAACAAAGGCAGTTTTACCGCAGTCTTGCCATCTTCCCGCGCCCAATCATCTTTTTCGCCGCCGCACCTCACCGCAAACAATTCATAATCATTATCAAACAGCTCGTCAATCGGATTCAAACATTCCGAATCCGCCCCGGGCATAAACCCGCCAAATTCATAAAGCACTTCATACCGCACAACATCGGCAACACCGTGCCATTTTTTCTTTGAGGCGTAAAAATCAATTATTCTTTGATTTTTCCATTGGCGGCCGAATACTTTATCATTATCCCACAAAGTATAATTCCAATCGGGATGTTTGACGATCCACGTATCCATCCACTTTGCCGGGCGCGGCAACTGGCCAATCCATATATGATGAAAATTTTTATCAATCATTCTCCGATAAATTTGTAAGCTCGGCGCCCTCCGCCAACATCGCTTCCCACAAGGCTTTTTTCGTCCCTGTGGTCAACAAGCGACGGCATCGGATACCAAACCGGCAACTCTATTTTTTTAAGATAATGAGCGATCGCGGTATCATCGTGATTTTTTAAATTGCCATCAACTGTTTCCAAAAATTTCAACATCTCCGGAATAATCCTTGTTGGCAAACATATCGCCACCCCCCAAGACATCCAGCGCATTTCAACTCCTCCCTGCGCAGCCGCCAATTTTGCTGTTTCGCGAAGCCGCTTTCTGTTGCCAAAATAAAAGCTAAATGCGTGCGTGGGTCTTTTCTCAATCTGCGCCAAAACATTCCTCTTAAAATCTTTTCCAATAATTGCGTCATCCTGAACCACCAAGTGATAATCGGCATCTTCGTCAAACATTCCCCAAGCTCTTTTGTTAGTATCCAAAATTCCCAACCCTCTTTCCAATGATATTTTTACCTCGCCGAAATCCGCCAGCTTGTCCAACAGATAGTCCCTGTATTGCGTCCTTGACGGATGCATCATTATACTGGCGGATATTTTAATCATTTCTTGCTTTGATTAGCTCTCTAACTGCTTTGCCGAGAATTTTTTTGTATTTGAATTTTGCTTTTGCTTTTTTCGGCTCTTTTCCGCTGTCGGCCGCCAAGACTTCTTCCAAAGATAATTTCGCTTTTTCAATTATCCCGCGGCTCTTTGAAGATAAAACGCGGCCTTCCTTTTCGCTGTGTTCCGGCACTTCCGGCGCAAGAAAATCCATCCGCTTCATTTTGGCCAGCGCGGCCGCCTGCGCGGGGATGTTCACCACCGAAACTTCAAGCAATTCGTTTTCAACCAGTTTTACAATTTCGCTCTCTTTGTCAACCTCATAAACGTTGTTGATAAATCCCACCGAAAAAGCGCGGAGATATTTTCCCTTCACCAGCTTAAACGCCGTAGCCGCGGTTTCGTATTCATTAACCGCAAATTTCATCGCGCCGGCAAGGTTGCCATTCTCATACCCGATACGCACCATCTGTGCCAGCGGAAACTCCATATTTTGGTGACTCCACAATACCACCGGATTTTTTAAATAATTGTCCAACTTCCATCCCTCTTGCATCACCGCTTCGTTATGCCGGTCGGTGTCCGGCGTTGAGAATATACCCTCAACAATATATTCATCTTCTTTGACGGATTTCACGTCAAACGAAAACGTTTTGACGATTTTTTCACTGCTTAAAAGTTTTTTCTTCATATGTTTATTTTTTCAAACGATGACCGGTTTGGGAATTTCGTTTGAATAAATTTCTTAAATGTTATTTCCGCGGCCACTCTGTCGCTACAACTTATGAATGGCGGATTGGAAGGTAAAAATTCTATGTTTTTGAATTTGCTGTTGCCGGAAACCTTATAATCAAGGCTTTCTGCAATCGGCGACAATTCTTTGGCATATTCATTGCCGTAGTAGCTTCTCAACATCAGCGTAATTTCCAGTTTGTATTTTTCAATCACCGCCTTGGCTTTTTGCTTGTTAAACACAATCGGGAAATGCAGTTCAAAAAATTTACCATTCGGAAAGTCTTCGTGCAACGCGCAAATGTTCTTATAGTATTTGCCCCTAAACGCCGGATAATGCTCCACCCAATCTTTTATTTTTCCGTTCCACAAATAAGGAATTGCATCGTATGGCCTCATCAGGAAAAAATCATCATTCATATAAATGAAATCGTCCGAAATATCTTCGCAATCCAAAATAAATTTCACTTTCTTGGTAACATTCGGATATTTGTGGCCTTGGTCGTCGGCAATCGGAATATGTATCAATCTGTCATTCAAAAAAGATGGCTTGTGCCCTACAATAAAAACATTGTCAAACTTCAAATATTTTTCGGCACTGCGAAGCGAGTATCGCAATTCATTATGACCCCAATTAGCGGGACTGCCGACACAATAAACAATATCCATCGTTTTAATCTTTTAAGTTAATCACCGGCGCCACGGTGCACCGGCAATTCGGTTCGCTGGGAAACATTAACCCGTTGCTGAATGCCCTGCCTTTGGCGACAATCTCGCCGTCCATCATCAGGTGCTCGTCCCTCACACGATCATCCATCGTGGCAATCCATTCCTTGCCCTCAATCACCTCGCTGTCTTTATAGGTTTGTAGATGCGCCTCGTTCACCACCGCGTTCGTTTCAGTGCGGGCAATAAGCGTAGCGCGGTAATTTTCAAATTCAACATAAACGCCCTTAATGCGCTTTTTAAGTTCGGGAATGCCTTCCTCCTCTTTAATTCCATCGTCAATCGTGGCCACCAACGCCAATAATGTCGTATTGTTCACGCTCTCCGCGAAAAAGTCCGCCCGTTTTTGCAACAAATCCAAAATTGACGGCGTAATATCTTTTTTGTTTTCCGACTTAATCATTTTTTCATCAACTAAATCACGCGCGTCATTTCGCGCTTCCTCAAAAATGGAAATAATCAACGGCATTATCGCTTTGCTAAATTTCTTGATTTGATTTTTGATTGAAAATAATTTTTTAATTCCCGCCGCGCTTTTGGGCGGATTTTTCTCAAATTTCGCGATAAATTCATCCGCTTGGGCACTGGCCAGCTGGTTGACAAGCTTCTTGATTTTCGCGCTTTTTTTATCAATATCTTTCATCCGATAATCCCAGTATTGTTTGCGCCGATCTTTATCTCTGAAAAGAGAGTTATCTTTGATTTCTTTTGCAAGAGATTTTTTGATTTTATTTTTTGCTTCATCTTGGATTTTTTTGATTTCTCCAAAAATCGCTTCTTTGGTTTCCATTTTAATTCTCAACGCCCGCCGCCCGTGCAAATTTTTGGAATTGTCTGGCTCGCGATTTATTTCCATCTGCTCGCCCAACGGTTTGACTGTAAGCGTCCGGTAAAGCTGGTCGCCGCCGTCAATCGGTTCAAGCCCCATTTCAGACCTGATTTCATTGACGGTAATCCAGCGATCAACGCCTTTGTCAAATTCGGCCAGCCTTTGCTCGCGGTCAACCGGCGCTTGATTCACCGGCTCAATATAGTATTCCTCGCCAAATTCGGGAATAATCAATTCTTCATTGATTTTATTTGCCCACCGGATAGCTTCGGGATTGATTGTTTCGCTATAAAATATCCTCATCCCTGTTTCCGCATTGGCGCGGTTCACATCTTCGGTAATGCCAAAAATTGATTTTGGACATTTAAACGCCACCATAATGTCATCGCGCGTAAATTTCATTGATTCAATAAAATCAAGCTCTTGCGGCGATAAACTGATTTGCTGATATTTCAACCCGCCCCATAAAAACGCCACCTTGGAGTTCTTTCCCTGCCCCTTGTGCTTTTTTTCATAATCTTTTCTGATTTCAATTCTCTGCGCCATTGGTGGCGTTTGGTCTGATTGCACCACCGCGTCCGGCCGGCCGTTGTTCAGGAATGTGTTTTTTTGGTGTTCAACAGCATAGCCCTCGGAATCAACCCGCTGTTTTGCCGCGGAAAGCGGCGACAATCCGAAATACTGATTAAGCGGCGAGGGATATTTAATGTGAATCATATCATCCGCTTCAACACGCTGTTTTTTGCCATCGGCACTGACTATCTCATAATAATCAACAAATCTTATCGGATCGGCGTGGATTATCACATTCAGCGGGGAAATCGGCCACAATTCGGCAACCTGTCCGGAGCTATTGCGAACTTTCAAAATAAAACTATCCCCGGAAAGCTTGCGGTTGATAATATCCAACTCCATCGCTTCTTCTTTTGTCATAAACGGATTCCAACGATAAATTAAGTCAAGAATTTCGTGATTTTTGACTTCTTTGACATCGCCCTTGCTGTTGATAATCCGTTTCAACTTAAAATCAACCGTAGAGTATTTTTCTGCGATTTTGGAAACGCAAGCGTGGACATAAAGCGATTTACCATATTGCTCAATGTATGTCCGGTCGTTCCATTCCTGCCCGAAAATTCGCCCCACCAAACCGAAATCCGCCGAACTCAAATAATTGACGGCTTTCTGAAAAAAGTAGCTCTGAATCTTATTTATGATTCCCATAAATTAAAATTAAAAGAGGCGAACATTAAACCGCAATAAACGGTCTTATGTTCGCCTCTTTTTTTGAGATTAGCGATATTCTATTTTACTTCCAAAATTCCTGCAAACTCGCGCTCACATCTTTTCCGGCAAAATGGATTTCAATTCTTCCGCGTTCCATCGCTTCTATCGCGATTTCCTTTGATTTCAAAA